AGCCTCACAGGCCTCGATGGCCGCCAGGAGAACGTCTCCGGAATGCTTTTCCAGGAAGTACTGCACCTCCTGGTCTGAGAGGAGGGGATCGTCTTGCTTGATGTCTCCTATTTTCAGACGTAGAGCATCTCTCGGCGACCCGGCCGGGTCGTCGGTATAAGTCCAGGCCATGAGCCTCCAAAAAAGAGGGCTCAGGCGATTACGCTAGTTGCGTAAACGCCCAGGTCGGCTGCCACCTGTTTACAATCGAAAGCCATCTCCGCCTCAATGCGATCGGACTCCACATTCTCCATGCGGAACTTCTTGATCCGGGACCCGAATTTGTCTGCCCCGAAATAGCCCTTCCAGGCAAAGATATAGCCAGCCGATGGTGTCATCAAGGAGGGTTTGTCAGGCGCATAGCAGAGCAGGATCTTCTTGCTGACGATCCTCTGGAAGGCTCCGGCTTTGCCTTTGGCGGCAGTATTCACCACCCCTCGGGGCACCAGGAACTTCTTGACCCCGAAGAGTTCGGCCAGCAGCTGCTCGGTGACCACGCCCTTCTGGGTGTACTTGATGGTGTCCTTAATTTCCTGACTCACTTTCAGGGTGGCCAGAACATCAGGAGCGCAGACCAGGATGTTGGGTTCATAGCCGGTAGTGCTGGCTATCAGTTCCTTCCAATCCTCGACGTTTTTTAGGATGGTTGCCGCCGAAGAGTCCCACTGCTTGAACTCCCCAGCTCCCGGCGTTCCAGAGACGCCGGTCAGGTTGGCACCCCATACGTTGGTCATGTAGGTGCTGGCCCAGATCCTCTCCCTCTTGAGGAGCATCTTCTGGGACACGAACAGCGTGCCGTCCCGGTCGGCATCGATGGGCTTGTCCTGATTTGCCCTGGTGTCGTCGTCTATGTCCTTGTGGAATGCATACTTTCGACAGAAGAAGCTGGGGGTGGTGTCTATTTCATAGCTGCCGCCCGCAGACTCCGTTCCTGGTGCCCTCTCCTGGGCCTCGTCCCTCATCCAATCTTCTTTGGAATATGATGGATAGCGGTCGCTCTTATTTTCCACAGCAACTACCGGGAAGGCCTCAGCGGCCACGAAGGCGGTTTGTTTCTGAATGAAAGCCGTTGAGACATTTCCGAGTAGTCGGTTTACGTGAACGTCACCGGCAGTAGGTTGAGGCATTTTCAATCACCTCCTACTCTATTGAAATCAAAAGCACGCCTTCGCCCTCCGCAAAGGCGGTGACATTCAAGGCCTCAATGCTGATGGTATCGTCAGCATCGAAGGCGTTGTTCCCGGTGATGGCGGTCGCATTTGCCACCGCACCCAGGGTTCCGCAGTTGGCACTGGTGAGAGCCAGCACTCCGCCCGATACATCGGCCGAGTTGATCTCCAGGTTGAGCGTAGCCGCCTTGTCTGCTGTGGTCACAGGATCGGTGACCGCAAAAGAGGCCTTCACTATCCTTCCCGGAAAACCTGGGGTAAAAGCGGTTAAAAGGTCGCCGCTGGCTACCTTCGAGAGCTTCACCGGAATGGTGAGAATGCTCTTCTGAATGGCTCCGGAAGTGGCCCGGGAGAGGACATAGACGCTGCATATATCTCCAGCCGACCCGGATTCAGCAGCCACAGCCACCACTGCATCGCTGCCAGTTGCTGGAACCAGCTTGCCATCGGCATCCGGGGTCAGGTTCTGGCCTGGAGTTACAATGGCTCCAAGAACTGCCATGCTCTTCCCCAGTCCACACACAGCTCCCACCTGGCCGGAGGCAGGCTTGTCCTGTAGGATGCCCAGGGCGTTCTCTCCAGCTCCAGAGAGGATCATCTGGCCGGAAGGATTGAGCTTGACACAATGGAACTGCCTGGCCGAGAGGTCTTCTCCGGCAATGACGCTGGTGCAGTAGACCAGCTCTTCGGTGGCCATCTACTTGCCTCCTCTCCGCTTCACAGTCTGCTGCCGCTCTTCTTCATAGCGAGAATAGAGCTCAGGGTTATCCTCCAGGATCTTTACCACGGCCTGGTCCAAGGTCAGATCGGCATCCTTGGCCACCAGACCTCTGGCCTTGGAGTACACCTCGGCCTCTGCCGAGCCTTCCCCTCCCGGATCGCCTTTGCCAATCTCCTGCAAGAGCAGGCTCTTCCCTGCCAGCTTATCGGCAGCTTTCAGGATCTTGAAGACCTCCGAGAACTCCTTGGGGTGGCTCTCTCCCAGGATCTTGAAGACGGCTCCGTGCTTCAGCGGCTCCAGAGGCAGGTTCTCCAGCTCCTCGGCCTTGGTTATGTACTCCTTGAGGACCTCCTTCTCCTTCAGCTCCTTGGCAATTCTCAGCGCCTCGGAGGCCTCAGCTCTGGCCTGGTCCCTCTCATGCAGAGCCTTCTCGATGATCTTCCTGGTCCCTGGGTCCATCTTTTCCAGCTGCTCTCTGGACAGCTCCTTTTGGACCGCTGGGCCGGAGCCCTCAGACTCACCTCCTTTGCTGTCTTCCTCGTCGTCGGTTTCTTCTGGTTCCGGCTCCGGCTCTACGCAGCTCTTGGCCAGTAGTTCCAGGGCGTTCTCGGGCAGCTGGCCTTTGTGAGCCTTGAGGAGCTTGGCTGCTCCCATCAGGACCTCGGCGGCCTGGCCCTCGATCTTTGCTTCCTTCAGCACCCTGGAGACCCCTTCATCCGGGGCCTCCAGGATCTTTCTCAATACTTCTTCGTTCAATTCCCCACTCTCCTTGAATAATAGGTACTGCTTCTGATTCGCGCCTCGGGGCACGAACGAGATCTCCTCAACTTCCACATCGGTCAAATCGAACTCTGGGAACACGAACCCCCCTCCCGCCTATCGAAAAAGCTCTGTAGATCCCGGCCTTGATCTTGGCCCAGATCTCCTCATCCAGGACCTTGACTCCGACAATCCAGGAGCCCCTCCTGACCAGCTGGCCGGCCCACTCAAAATCGAACTTGGCCACCCAGGACTCCACAATCAGAGCCCTGGCTTTGCTACGATGGCGCTCTCCCATTCTCCGAGAGCGAACCAGAAAATCGTGAGCAAACCTCTCGATCTCCTCCTCCGAGAGGACGTCCCCTTGGGCGTCCACGGTAGAAGGCTCAGAGACCACTCCGTAGACCAGATGCTTGTCCTCGTCGGCCTTGAGGATGGAGGCCTGGTATGGCTGCCCTTCCCAGGCCAGCAGCTCCCTGGCCTTTTCCAGCTCATCGTCATCCGCATCAGGGTCTCCATCCTTTGGATCGGGATCTTCTTCTCGCTCCGTCTGCTCATCTTCCGAGGGTTTCTTTGGGCCCACGCCCTGTGGATCGGCCTTTGGGGGGAGGTCAGCCAGCCCTCGCAAATGGTTCTCCAGCCTCTCGTCCGGGAACCACCTGGCACCCGATGCGGAGATACGCTGCAGGAAGACCCCCAGCTGCTCCAAATTGGGGACCCCCACCTTGCCATGGGCGATCTTGGGCAGCTCCTCTAGGTCGAAGCCGGTATTCAGCTCGAAGAGCCTGGGAACGGCGTAGGCGTTGATGGTCTCGGTGATGTTGTCCAGCATGGCGGTGATGGCCTGAGAGAAGAGACGGGCCTTAGTCTCACTGAGGGCATAAGATCCCGCCTTCTCCTGGCCGAGCAGCAAGAAATCGGCCATGATGCTCATGGCGATGCGGGTTTCATAACGAGAGATGATCTGTCCGGTATTGAACTGCCGGGACCCGGCAGAGGAGAGGAGCTTCAGCTCGTACAGCCGGTTGCCGTGATCGTCGGTGGCACTGGGAAGGACCAGGCCCTCGAGCTCGTCCCGGCGGAGATTGGTGACCAGCCGCCGATACTCATTGAAGGCCCTCTTGGCCTCGTCGGTCTTCTGCTCCACTACCGACTTGGCCACGTAGAGCACGGGAAAGCCCACTAAATCTCGCTCGATTCCCATGCCCTCGATCTCTTCGATATGCGTCTTCAAGTACCAGGGACGGTAGGCGCTGCGGAGGATCGACTGCCCCTCCGGGTTCCCCTTGGCATTGGTGGTGCGAAAGAGGATGGCCTTCTCAATGGGGATCCGGTGCTCCTGGTAGTCGGGCGGACCGATCTGCACCATGCCCTTCAAGGAGTCGCTCTTCTCATCATAGATCCACTCCGAGAGCGTCTCTTGGGCCCGGGGAGCCCACTTGCGCCAGCCGATCCTCCCGTCACGATACCTGCTCCTGAACCGGCCATCTTTCTGCCCTGGCCCTTTCCGGATCTTGTAGACGAT